AATCAGTCGGTTGAGTGCTTCCTCGACTGACATGCCAAGGCGCTCATGTAAACGCTGTGGTTTCTTTTGGTTCATGTAGCTTTCCCTCTCAACATATCAACGGCCCGTTTAATTCTGTACCAAAGACTGCGCCTCAAAAGATGCGCGTCTAGCTGCTTTTTTAGCCGCTCGTTCTCCAACAATAAATGGTTGTTGTGAGCGGACATAAAGTCCCACGCCTTCTGCATATCTTCTTGGTTCATGTCTTCTCCTCCGCATGCACACCGCACCTAGTGCACTTGCCATTAACAATGTCATGCGCTTTACCCTCGTAGCACTCATGCGCCCCGAATAGGTTGGCTAGTCCCGGCAAGTACTCACCCCCAAGTCGGTACAGCTTTAGGTGGTCTGGGTAAAAGTATTCAGTCATGTGTTGCGCTCCTTCAGTCTTGCCGCTGCCCATGCTACGCCTTGGTCAAACGTGTCTGGCATATCTTCAATCGCTGCCCAATCGTCATCCGTCAGACCCTGCCACGGGCGCTGTGCTGCTTTCCATCCTGCCCATGCCCAATACGCTGCGGAGTCTTTCTCAAACGGGTTTGCGGAATCGTCGTAGTCACCATTCCACCAGTCGTTAAAGCTGTCGCTCGGTGTGTCCCATTGGCGCTTCGCTGTTGCTGGGTAGTTGTTGCTGCTGCAAGCCACGCACTCATAAAGCACTGCGGCTTTGCATTCGGGGCAGGTAGGCTGTGCTGCGGGTGGAACGGTGTCAGCACGGACATACTCAATTCCATTTCCGCTTGCGTTGTCTTGGCTCCACGTTACATCATGCAGTTCGTGGAAAACAACCTCATACTCGTCTTGCGGATCAAAACCAAGGTCAAGCCAAATCCGGTCAGGTGCAGTGCTTACAACCTTTGCCACAGGCTCCTGCTCTGGCTGCTCGAGTGCGGTGCGTAGGGCGGTGATGGCGTCGTAGAACACGCCAGCATCTTCTGGGTACTGGTCCGGCGAACTGTTCTCCAACGCCTCCAGCGCCTGCTGCATTACTTCTCTGTCAGTCATGGTTGCTCCTTGCTCGGATGGTTGCGGCAAATTCAACTCGTGTTCCGTATCCAACGTATTCTTCACAAACCTTCGCACACGCTTCTCGTTCAGCAAGCACTGCGTCATTAATGCGCTTAATCCAAAGTTCAGCCTTGGCAAAACCAATCTCACGCTCAATGGAGCGTGCAAAGTCCACCACGTTCTGATGCTCAAGGCAGATGTGAACAGCATCTACAACTTCGCCATTCTCATAGTTAATAGTCTGGTTGCACTTCCAAATTTGTTCTTCAGTCAGTTTCATCGGTCTTCTCCATCAAAATTTTCAATGTGTGTCTGCAAGTCAACGATGCGGGCTGTTTGGCGCTGTGTGAAAATCACTTGCATCTCCTCCTGCACCTTGTCCTGCGCTGCTTGGCGCTTTGATTCAAATCCGGTCATGTTGCATCCTTCAATTCGTAGTCTTTAAACACTGTGCCTTTGCTGGCATTGCCGCGCCAACATTCTTTGACCCAGCCTCGTTTTCCTGACTTGTATGTACGCCAGTGGCCTCTGGCCTGATGCCTTCGGGGGCTTGCGTGTGTGCCGCCGCGAGACTCTACCTGCGGCTTTGGCGGCTCAATAACTATTGTGTGCCAGTCATAAGATGGTAGTTTGCCTTCTTTAATTTTGCGGCGGTTTGTAAATGTGTCTTTTACTGTTGGGACGTAAGCCTCTACAGGCATATCCAACGATGCGTAAAACATAGCCACAATAGCGCACATCATTGACTGGTCTTGCGGGTCAATCGGCTTGTCAACCTCGCCCGTCTTTGGTTCGCCATTGTCTTCAGCAAACAAAAAAGTCCCAAGGGTTTTGTACCCCGTTGGCTTCATGATCCAACCCGTCACAATGGTTGCCGCTGGTTCAGCCAGCACTGACAACATAAAGTCACCCTGCGCTGTCTTGCCACACAACATCATGTTTTTGTACGGCGCTGGATGCAGCAAATACTTTTTTTGGTCATAGCCAATGTATTCTTTGATAGCGCCAGTCACATCAAACCATTGCATCTGAGTTGGGTCAAGGTCAGCCACCGATACCATCTTGACCATTTCCCGTACTAAAGGTGTCATTGCGGCTTCTCCTCGTCTCCAAAGTCCATATCAACAGGGTGCGGCACATCGTCATGCACGATAACGCCATGCTCATCTGCTGGTAAAAACTTGCCGCATACTACGCAGTTATAGCCTGTCATCACATCCCCTCATCGGCCAGTGCTTCGGCCAAGATTAAAAGAAATAATTGCTTCTGCATAGCAGTTGCGTTCATGGCTTTGTCCCAGCAATACCCAAATTCGTCTGACCGTGATAGGTAATCGTCAATCGCGGCAATGCCGTAGTGACCTAGTAAGTCTTGTAGGTACGCTTTTTCCGCGATGTTCTCTGCGGCTTTGCGTAACTCCGTACTGATCGGGCCGTACTGGAGATGCGCGTCATCTGGGTGGATGCGGTAGGCGTCTCGACCAAAGTCTGATTGCATACAGGTCAAGCTCAACGCCGGGTGCCATTTACCACTGAACGTTTTCCATCCAATCCTCGCCCCACGGGCGGCAGCAAACAATAGGCGGCTCATGTCGTTCCCCTTTCAATCGGTACATCGCGCCATTCGCCGCCTAAAAGTTGCGTGAAGTCAGCGTTCCATTTTTCCCCCTCCCACCATTGTTGGAGAGTGCGGACTGTTTTGCCAACGTCTTCGCCGTACTCTGGCGCAGGCGCAACATGTTCAAAAAAGCGCAGTTTGAGTGTTGGTGTCATTTCGTTGTCCTTGCACGGATGGCGTCAGCAAAATGTAGTCGTGACGGATAACGGACATGACTCTCACACACCGTCGCGCAAGCCTCACGCTCGGCAGCGGCAACAAGGTCAACAAATGTCTCCAACTCAGTCTCTGTAAAAAGTACACCATCGTGCCGCCCCATAAACAGCACGGGATATACAGCACCCACGGAGTCTGCGAGTTCTTTGGTTTTTTCTTTCATGTCTTAGTCCTTTCTCTAATAGCAGCAGCGCATTCGTCGCGCACATCAACCTCCTGCTGCATAGATAGGTTCTCGCTGATCCAAGCGGCTGCTTCCATCCCGTCCTTGTAGCCACATCGGTAAGCCTCAGCCAGCGCAACTTCTGCTTTGTGTGCAGCAACAAGGTTGGCAAAGCATTCGTAGGCTGCGTAAAACGTCATCGGGCTAACTAGTCCCGCTTCTCGCGCCATGCGGATGATGTCGTCTTTGGTCATGTCGTCCCCCTTGCTCGGATTCTTGCGGCAAACACTTCGCCGCCTTTTACCATTCCACGTTTCTCACACACCTTCGCGCAAGCCTCACGCTCGGCAGCGGCAACAAGGGTGGCGAAGCGTTCAAGTTCTGGCTGCACCTCTTTGTGTGTAAACAGCCCAGCCTCCCGCGCTATGCGGATGATTTCATCTTTGGTCATGTCAATCTCCTCTCATTCTGATAGCTTGTGCAAGCATCGTAAGCGTTGGATATTGGTCGGCGTTGACGCTTGCATCAGCTAGTTTTGCAATTTCCTCACGCTCGGCAGCGGCAACAAGGTTGGCAAAGCGTTCGTAAGCTGCGTAAAACGTCATCGGGCTAACTAGTCCCGCTTCTCGCGCCATGCGGATGATTTCATCTTTGGTCATAGCAAATACCCCACAAAAAAACCCACCGCCGCGATAGCGCACAAGATAGCCACGGCAAGCAGCAGGTCAAGCCAGCCCCATGCAAACAGGTCTTCTACTTCATCGTCTTTCATTTGGCTTCCCTCGCTTCCAGCATGGCGTCTGCCATTCGGTAGGCACTTTCCGCTATTAAAGCCATGAGCGCATTGAATCCTTCTCTGGTTTCTTCCGATCTAATTTCAGCATCAGCAGCATTTGGATCGTAGTAATCAGTCATCCAATACTGGTACGCAAGCGGCATAGCCTTGGCAGCAAAGTAATCGCGCAGGGTCATACCATTGCTGTACGGCGTATTGCCACCTGTTCCAGTTGGAAACGCTGGGCCTCCTGTGTTATTCAGAGCGGACTCTCCTCAAAGTTATCAGGGTTAAACGGCATCGGCGGTACAGGCCGATTCGGGGGTAGTTCAGTTGGGAAGGGCCATGTCATTTCGTTCTCCCAATAATGTTAGCTGGATGCAGGAGCCACTTGGTTCCCAAGAACCTGATTGACTTGACCCACGCTCTCTGGTTGTGCCTGTCGATGTGGCGCATGCCGCTGTTGAAGTGCTTACGCACCCTTGTGAGCATGTTGGTCTTCATATGCCCTCGCACATCTTGTTGAGCAAGGCCCGCACTTCCAGCGCTTGCCGTAGTGTGAGGGTGTCGATCAGCGCGGCAGCATCGAACGTTTTGGGTAGCACGTGCAGCGCTGCGATCCCCTGTGCCGATGCTGTTTGGGGCGCGGGCTTCGGCTCTGCCTTCGGCTTCGGCTTAGGCTTCTTGACGCCGTTCTGCTTGAGCGGCACATACGCGGGGGCTATGGGGTACAGGCGCTTGGACTCGTCCTTGCGTACGATCAACTGTCGCACCATTGCAGAGATGAGAGACGTTGTGGACGACGGTTTCAGGCCCATTGTTTCGAGCGCTATGATGGCGTTCTTGGCAGTGCCTCCGGGGTTGTCTTGGATGTACTTGAACGTCCGCTGGCTGACGGTGCCACCGCTGGGTGCACCGTTCTCCCACTCGTTTATCACTTTGTTCAGTTCTGTTTTCATGTCAGGCATGATTATTCTCCTTACGGTTGATGATGAAATCCATAGGGACGCGAACGTCCCTGTATTTATTTGCTTCTCCTTTGCAAAAGTGTACGCTAAAAGCCCCCTGAATTGTCCACTGTTGGACAAATTTATTTATAGAATTTTTACTGTCCAGCCCATCTCTTTGATGACGCGCTCGATGGACGAGTCCAGCTTGAGTCCCCGGAGTATCCGCACCTCCTTCTTACTAGGGTAAACGTGTACAGTGGTCGCGCTTCGCGGCACGAACCAGACGCCGCCATCTTTCAACATGGCAAACGTACGCTCAGTCCATGCCACTGAGTTGGCCATACCTTCTGGGGTGTCGAGGTCGTAGCTCATTTCACTTCTCCTTCCAATAACTCATTCTGTTTCTCGCGCCATGCCTTCAGGGCAGCGCGGGCGTTGGCGTGGTACTTGCGTGAATACTCCCGCCGTTTTTGCCGGGTGGCTTCCTCCTTCTCTAGTATGAGCGCGTCACGCCGCGCAATGTTCTCAGGTGATGGGTCTTCAATGGTTGCTTTGTCCGCCTCCCACAGCGCATCGCGCAGCTTCTCGATGGGCGTTAATGAATGTTCCCCCTGTGCTGGCTTGGGCTTGCGCTTGCGTGGTCGGGGCTTGTAGCGCTGCGCCTTTGGCGGGGCGTAGAACTTGCGTGGGAATATGGCGAAGGGGGTCTCCTCATCAAGCCGCTGGAAGCTGCGGATGAACTGCGCCTTGATGTTCTCAGGCACCCAGTCAGACCAGTGCTCGCCGTCGTTGGGTATGCCCTTCTCCCGCGCCAGTTGCTTGGGCGTGTGTGTGCCCAAGTCCCGGTACGAGCGCAGCTTGTCGGCTACCTTCTGCAACAGCGCGCTGTACGCCTTGTAGGTGTCGAGCACGCGCTTGCTGGGGGACTCATCGAACTGCGCCTCGTAGGGGCTACCGTACCCCATAGGCGAGCCGTACACCTCCTGCGCCTTGCGTATCCTAGCCTTGGGCGCGTTGACCGCCTTGTACGCCTGATACACCAGCGCTGACCATGCCTTGAGCTGCTGCTTGCGCTTGATCTTGACGGCTCGCGCGTCCTCCTTGTCCTTGTGAATACCCGCCTTGATCTGCTCGCGCAGTTCGAGGTTGTTGGGGTGCAGCTTCAGCAGCTTGTTGTGAAGCTGCTTGGCTGTGAGTTCGTGCAGGTTCATGTCGTCTCTCCTTTCATTCGGCATATGCCACATCAAACAAAGTGCACAGGATGCTGTCAACATCGTTGTGCCCAACCATACCCATCGCCATCGTGATGGCGGCATCGGTAATCTTCCTGCGGTCGATGAGCTTGACTGCAAGGGCAGAGTCCTCCGGGTACACGCACTCAGCTATCAGCTTGACGATGTTGGTGAAGAACCCCTGCTGCGCGTCGAGCAGGCACTCGTACAGGTACTCGTCATCGTCGAGCATGCCAACGTCATCCCCCCACTTGCTGTCCGTGTCAGCGTTCAGCCATTTGGATGTGGCCGCAGAACTCCACCAACCGTCGTTGCCGTAGTTCCTGTACTCGACCAGCTTGGGGTCGCGGTCGGTAGGCAGGCCGTCCCAGTCGATGTCGAGCACGGCCTTGGCGAGCAAGTCGAAGTGGATGATGTCGAGCTGCTCACGCTCGCTGTGCTCGTACAGGTAGCCGCACGAGATGTTGGTGCACTCGGGGATGATCTCGGTGAACTCAGCGGTGTCGGTGTACACACCCGTGTCATCGGGCAGGTACATCAGCCCATCATCGGTCGCGTTGAGTGCAGTGGCCAGCGCGTCAGCGAACACATCAGAGCAGCAGCGCCCCCACCCTTGGTGCGTGATGATGCTGTCAATGCCGCGCCTGTCGAACGCAATCGCACGGCTGAACTGTGCGAGCAGGGCCGGGTACGCCTCGGCCAAGTGCTTGGCCCCGATGCCGCCGCACTCCTCGCCTTGCGTGAACACGTAGTACCCCGGCACACTGGCGTGCAGCATGTGCATGAGCAGCGCACAGCCCACCCCATCATCCGCGCCCAGCGGTGCGCCCTCAGCGAACCACATGGCCTTGGTCTTGCGTATCTTGTTGGCCCCGACTACGCGGTGCACGGTGTCCACGTGCGCCACGAACAGCGTCTTGTGTCCATCGTGTGTGCGGTTGTCGATGTGCACGTTGCCTGCACTATCCTGCCACGCAACAGGGCGCAGCCGCTCGGGTAAGCGGTCGATCAGCCAGTCGGTGAACACGGCACTGCCCATCGTTTCATGGGGACGCTTCATGCTCAGCGCACGTTGCAGGGTCTTGTAAAGCATGGTTTGGGTTTTCTTCATAGGGTTCTCGTAGTTAATTGTTGAAACTGTGACACGGTGTCACAGTTGTTGGGGCTGCAAGAGCTGCAGCCTCTCGGGTGTCACGGCAGGCGGCTTGTCGTCGCCCTCTACCTCGTACTGATTGGCGTATTCCTCGTGCACTATCTTGCCGCACTTGGTGGACACGTAGTCGTGGTCGACCTTGGCGTAGTAGTCCCCCGTGTGGTCGCAGCACCACGCGTCGTCGGCTAGGCACCACTCGCCATTCTCCAGCACCACGCAGTCGTCGCGCATCTCCCACTCGCCCTCCTCGGTGCAGCATATGCGCTCGGACTCGCTGGGGAAGTACTCGTTGTTGCTCTCGATGAACACCACATCGTCCCTGTGGTAGTAGTCGCCGTTGTGTATCGCAACGATGTTGTTGTCGTCCAGATAGTTACAGTCGTATTGCTCGCCGTTCACCTCAATGGCATCGTTGTCGTCCACGTAGTACTGATTACCCCTGCGGCCCATCACATAGGTGTAGTTGTTCTCCAAGCAGCTCTGGCACACGCAGCGGTCTTCGTTGCGGTACACGTAGTGCCTGTCGTCCTCGGGTATGCGGTCGTCGCAGTCCTCGCACGTAGTGCCGTTTATCTCATCGGCGTCGCCGTTGGTGTTGTTGCAAGCATACTCACCGTCCGCGACGATCTCCAAGTAGTCGGTGTGAAAGACCACGTGCTGACTCGTGCCGTCGATGTACGGTGCCACGAACCCGCAACTGTTGCGGGCATGGAGCCGCGCCAGCCTGAACCCACGCCAGCCGTTGATGCGCTGGTAGCCCTGCTCCGTCAGCCACGATATCAAGCGCTCGTCCACGTCCGAGTACGATGTGCGCTCCCCGTTGCAGTCCTCCTTCCTGCGGTAGGTGCGTACCCACTTGTTGTCGTTGAGCAGGGCGCGGCCTGTGGTCACGCTGCCCTCGGTGACCAGCGCCATCGACCAGCCGTACTTGGGGTCGTACGCCTCGTAGGGGTGATGGTCGTTCAGCCTGTCGAAGTAGTCCGCCTCCTTGGCCATGCACGATCCGGGCCCGTTGATGATGGCGTCCAGCATCTGCGGCATGGTGGTGACGATTCGGAAGTTGGCCTCAGTGTAGCGTGCACTGATATCCCGTATGCGGTCGGAGGACAGCGCGGGGAAGTGGCGCGTCAGGTACTTGCTGACCGACAGGACGAGCTGCCGATCAGCCTCGCCGTACTTCTCGTCGCGGGTGTAGGCTATTCTGTGCTGACCCTCCTTGGATGCGCGGGGCCACTCCATCACAAGCTGCGCCAAGTCGGCGGGCCAAGCGTGGTGGCACGCCTTGATGACGGCAGGGTGGATGTCTCCCTTGTCCTGCTCCCGGCGATGCCAGTCGCGGCCACGCAGCACCGTGGCCAACTCGCTCATGCGCCACTCGGGCGACACCATGCGGGACTGGTAGATGCTGAACCGCTCCTCGTGCTTGAGCATCCGGGACGCCACACTAGGGAAGCGTATGTCCCGCCAGTCAATTGCCGCGCTGAGCAGGCGCTCGTAGTCACTCACGCGCTCGCCGTACTGGTGGAAGTCCACCCAGTAATCGTAGACCCAGCGCAGGCGGTCGTCCTCCGATCTTGAGCTGTTGGGGTTGGCCCCCAGCCGAAGCCGCAGAACTGCCAGCTTCTCCGGGGTCGGCTCCTCGATCACAGCGCAGTGCTCCGCGAAGAACCCGCCGTGCATGGCGTACGTATCCAAGCCCATTAGCAGGGCCGTCGCTTTGACTTTGAATGTCATTTTTTCATCCTCGTTACAAGTGCAGCCTGAGACGGCAGACTGCGAACCGTTTTGTGAGACAGGTGTCTCACTTATTCCTTCGTGAATGTTCCTTCCGAGGCCATAGCGGCCTTGCCCGCCTCGACGTCCGCAGTCACTCGGGTGAGGACTTCGGCGCGGGTGCCCTTGTAGCCCATCCCTTTGAGGATGGCGTAGGCCGTTGGGCCTCTGCTCATGCGTAGGCCCTTGGTCTCCAGCTTGAGGCCCGAGCGCAGCGTGGCGAGCCTGAACAGGGCGATCTGGGTTGGGTTTGTGAGTGCAGTCATTTGGTTTCTCCTTTGGGTGCAACGACACTTCGTTCGGGGTAGCATTCCCACAAACGTGTGTAGTCGTACTCGGTCTTGGGTTCGTAGACATACTTGTCCACAAGCGTGTCGCCTACCATTTCGCTGCTGACGAGCCGCAAGTCCATGTCGCGGTACTGCTTGCCGTTAATTGTCTCGGTCAGGCTGTCCTGATCATGCCGGTACTGGCGCTTGCGCTCCTCCTCGTACCCAGCCACGGCATCGTGCGCTGCTTGCTCGGTGTCGTAGCTCCCCACAAGGGCGTACCCAAAGTACCCATCGTCTTGGGGGTCTTCGCACATATCCGCTTCCCATACTTGCCACGTTTTCATCGCGCCCCCCTTCCTACGCGTTTGGTGGTGCTGGCGTAGACCAGCCAGTAGTTCGAGATGGCCTCGGCCTCCCGCGCCTTGCGTAGGCGTTCTGCCTTCTCGTACCCAGTGCGGCGTACGATGTCGTCGCGCAGAGCGCGGAGACGGGCCAACTGCTCATCTTTGATGGTGGTTGTCTTCATTTTCTTCGTTCCTCGTTACAAGTGCAGCGTGAGTCGGCACGCTGCGAACCGTTGATTTTGGTGAGACAGGTGTCCCACTTGTAGCATACATTCTCCCGAATTTGCATTGTAGCATGTGTACAGAGGTAGGGCTTGGCAGAGCTTGGCAGAACCGAATATAACTCTGCCAAGACTTTTGCCAAGAAAAACCCAGCATCCATGCGGGTTTGAGCGGGAGTAGGTCAATTCATCCAGCTCTGGGAAGGTATATACGTACAACCCCCATATATGTGTGTAGCCCAAGTGTGTGTACGTACTTCTGTATTGACACATATATATAATTAGTTTTCTTAGTATATATATATAGGTGGATAACTTGGCCTGCTTGCGCCCGAACCCGCATGGATGCTAGGTTCTTTATGGCAAAACGCTTGGCATGATGACATTCTGACCTGCCAAGGCTGCCAAGGGCCATTCTGTACATATGTCACGAAAAGCTTCGCGAGAATGTATGTGAAAGTGAGACAGGTGTCTCACTTTCCTCTCAATCGTGAAGGGCCACAGTCACGCACATCACGCCGCCTGCGAGCAGCACCAGCGCCAACCAGTTGCCCTCGGGTATGAGGATGTTCAGGGCTATGCCTACAAAGGCTGTGCCCACTACGGCGAAGGATGCTTTGAGTTGTTGCATTTTGATTCTCCTAAGCGCATAGATGAAACCTATCGACGCGGCTTTGCGATAGGGTATAGCCAAAGGCTATGGGTTGCGGGGTTGCGATAGACACGAAACGAAACCCCGGCCAAGCCCTGCTCACAGGACTCGCCCGACGCTCAGTGAGACAGGTGTCTCACTGAATCGCTGCCTTGGCTGCTTTGGCGTCACCGCCAAAGGCCAGCAGCAGGGCCTTGACAGCCGCCTTCTGCGCCCCAGTCAGGCGCACGATGGTCTTGCTGCTGGTCGCAGGCCCAGTCACACCGATAACGTCAGCGATCATGCGGTTGGCCCAGCGCTTAGCCGCGCACTTGCTGTCCTCCCACTTGCCGTCAACGTAGGTCGCGTCGTAGCGAGCGGCCGCAATGGGGCACACGAAGCCCTTGATGGTCTCGCGGTCAGCGCCCTTGAGCAGGCCCCGCAACGTGGCCACGTTGGACTGGTACGCGACGCGTGCATCCGCCGCTTTATCAGCACTAGCAAAGGCACTGATGATCGCCGCATTGATTGCATTGGTATTGAATTTCATTTTGCTTCTCCTGAGACAGATGTCTCACTTGTTGACGTCCCGCAGCAGGGCCATTCCCTACCACATCGACAAGTCAATTTTACCCGAAGGGGTGTTTTCAACCCCTAAATGTGGTATAAGGCGACCCCCACCGTGGGGGCATCACCCCTTTTTGACGTCGCGTCGCATCGCCGCCATAAACACTGTTTCGTAGCCACACAGCCTATTTTGTAAAACCTTAGACAAAACTATGCAAAAACTGCATACATGCAAGAAACCCAAACACATGTATACAGACCCACCCCCTTTCTGTGGAAAGCCCCACCCCAAAAATTTTTTGCAAAAAAAACCCCGGAACCTTGCGGGCCGGGGCTAAGTTCATCTTTGCATGAACGAGGAAAAGCAAATGAACAACCGGTGAATTTGGCTGAAAGCCAAAGTTTGACACCGCGCTGCACAATCACCGAGGCGGAGTGTATACTAGCTTCAACGAGGCTGCAAGTTACAAGGGCTTACGCATGTTAGATCACCTGATAGATTTTGACCCCGAGGTGTTTGAACACACATCTCACGCTGCACTGAGCGCCGAAAGGGCGAGCCCAGAGCAACTGCTTGACGCCAAAATTGCCACCAACGATTGGCTGACAAAACTTGGCGCGGTGGACTCAGACGCCATTGCCGGTCCCCTAGACGCTAAAGCCGCACAGACCGCCTTCACCAACATCATCTCTGCAGCCCCCGCAGAAAACACAACCCTTGCAGTGGCCAACGTCAAAACCCCTGCGGCAGTGCAGCACCTTGTGGGCATGTTGACCGCCTACGACTGGGAGTTTGTGAACCAAGCCAAAGAACTCCGGGGCTACGTAGTAGCCCAACTGGTCGAAGAAACCAAAAGCACCAACGCTAACATCCGCCTTAAGGCGCTTGGGTTACTCGGCAAGGTAACGGAAGTCGGGCTCTTCACAGAGAAGATTGAGATCAAGAAGGAAGAGCTGACCGACAACGAGCTGGACTTGCGGATCAAGGAAAAGCTCAACCGGTTCATGGGTGTAGTCGATGTGCAAGATGTGCTAGTCAATGAATCTTGACAAAATAACCACGCTCAGCAAACCGGAGCTGGAGGCGCTTATGCGGGCGCTGCCCACGATGTCGCTCAAAGACAAGATGGAATTGTTCGACGACTTGGAGGTCCGCGAAAGACGCGCGTCCCTTATGGCCGCTCAGAACAACATGCTGGGTTTTGCCACAGCGGTCTACCCCGGATTCAAGATTGGGCCCCAGCACCGCAAGCTGGCCAAGATTTTTACGGACGTGATCGAGGGCAAGAAAAACCGCGTGATCATCAACATCGCACCTCGTATGGGCAAGTCCGAGTTCAGCTCCTACCTGTTCCCTGCCTACTTCCTAGGTAAATACCCTGAGAAGAAAATCATCATGGGTACGCACACGGCGTCCCTATCAGAAGACTTTGGGCGGCGGGTCCGAAACCTAATCGACTCTGAGGAATATCATGATATTTTTCCTGAAACGCGGGTGGCAGCGGATCAAAAAGCTGCTGGTAAATGGTCTACTGCTGCCGGTGGTCAGTATTACGCCGCTGGTGTTGGTGGTGCTCTTGCCGGTCGTGGGGCTGATTTGTTTGTCGTCGACGACCCCCATTCCGAACAGGATGTAAAGGTCAACAGCCGATTGGCGTTCGACACCGCGTGGTCTTGGTTCCAGACCGGCCCACTGCAACGCTTGATGCCGGGTGGGGCGATCATCATTGTGATGACTCGGTGGTCACTTCTTGACCTTACCGGTCGTTTAATTACGTACCAGACCAAAAATCCAGACTCGCTCCCGTGGGAGATCGTGGAGTTGCCCGCCATTTTGAACGAGAACGAGGACAACGAAAAGTCGCTCTGGCCAGAGCAGTGGCCACTGGAGACGCTGAAAGCAACCAAGGCCAGCATCGAGCCGAGGTATTGGAACGCCCAGTACATGCAGCAGCCGACGAGCGAGAACTCCGCGCTGGTGTCCCGCAAGCACTGGCGGATATGGGAGAGCAACGAGGCTCCCCCGTGTGAGTACATACTACAGAGCTGGGACACGGCCCACGAAGTGAAGAACACCTCGGACTACAGCGCCTGCACAACGTGGGGCGTGTTCTACAACCCGGAGGAAAACGACAGCCCGCAGTTGATCCTGTTGGATGCGTTCAAAGACCGCATGACATTCCCCGAACTCAAGCAAGTCGCGCTGAAGCACTGGAAAGAATGGGAACCCGACGCGTTCATTGTGGAGAAAAAAGCCGCTGGCGGACCCCTGATCCAAGAACTGCGGGCAATGGGCATACCCGTGCAGGAGTTCAGCCCCAGCCGGGGCAACGATAAAATGGTGCGGCTCAACGCCGTAGCCGACCTGTTCACATCTGGCAAGGTCTGGGCACCCGACACACGCTGGGCGCGGGAAGTGATCGAGGAAATAGCTTCGTTCCCCGTTGGCGAGAACGACGATTACGTGGACACGACGACCCAAGCGTTGCTGCGCTATCGCCAAGGCGGGTTTATTTCGTTAGACTCCGACGAGAAAGACGAGCCTAGAATATTTAGGCGCAGCAGACAAGCCGCATACTACTAAGGATACCGAATGGCAACCAACATTGATAAAGCGCTGTACCAAGCCCCTATGGGTTTGGACGACATGGGGGACGAGGGTATTGAGATTGAGATCGTTGACCCAGAGGAAGTGAAGATTGGGATTGACGGCATGGAGATTGAGATTGACCCCGATGCCGCAGAAGACGCAGACTTCTCTGCGAATCTGGCCGAGGACATGGATGAAGGAGCGATGCAGTCCCTGAGTTCCGACCTGACTTCGGAGATCGACAATGACAAGGCAGGGCGCAAGGACTGGGAGAAAGCCTACACCGAGGGGCTGAAGCTGCTGGGCCTGCAGTACGAAGAGCGCACAGAGCCGTGGAACGGCGCTTGCGGGGTGTTCCACCCGATGATCACCGAGGCGGTTGTCCGGTTTCAGTCAGAGACCATCACTGAGACGTTCCCGGCGGCTGGCCCGGTGAAGACCAAGATCATTGGCAAAGAGACCAAAGAGAAGAAAGAATCGGCGGTTCGTGTTCAGGAAGACATGAACTACCAACTGACGGAGAAGATGGTTGAGTTCCGGGCCGAGCACGAGCGCATGCTGTGGAGCCTTCCTGCCACAGGTTCCGCGTTCAAGAAGGTCTACTACGACCCCAGCCTAGGACGCCAGACATCCATATTTATCCCGGCAGAAGACATCCTGCTGCCCTACGGGGCGTCCGACATCCAGTCTTGCTACCGCGTCACCCACGTGATGCACAAGACCAAGAACGAGATACTGAAGCTGCAGGCTGCGGGGTTCTACCGGGAATGCGACATCGGTGACCCGACCAAAGAAACCACCGACATTGAGAAGGCCAAGGACAAAGAGACGGGGTTCAGTGACCTGAACGATGATCGCTTTATTCTGTATGAAATCCACGCAGACCTTGACCTAAAGGGGTTTGAGGACACTGACAAAGACGGTGAAGAGACGGGGATCATGCTGCCGTATGTTGTGACCTTGATCAAGGGCACAGGAGAGGTTTTGGCGATTCGCCGCAACTGGGAAGAAGATGACGACCTTAGACTCAAACGACAGCACTTCGTTCACTACCAATACATTCCGGGTTTTGGAGCTTACGGCTTTGGCCTTTTCCACCTCATCGGGGGGTTTGCGAAGTCGGCTACCAGCATTATGCGACAGCTCGTGGACGCGGGCACACTTTCCAACCTCCCCGGCGGGCTCAAGACCCGAGGGCTCCGGATCAAGGGCGACGACACACCCATTGCCCCCGGCGAGTGGCGAGATGTAGACATTGGCTCTGGGGTGATGCGGGACAACATCCTGCCGCTGCCGTACAAGGAGCCGAGCCAAGTTCTGTACACCCTGCTGGGTAACATCGTAGAAGAAGGCCGCAGGTTTGCCGCCACGGCTGATCTGAAGATCAGCGACATGTCCGGGCAGTCGCCCGTGGGCACAACGCTGGCCCTGCTGGAGCGCCAGCTTAAAGTGATGACGGCAGTGCAGGCCCGTGTGCACGCAGCGTTCAAGCAAGAACTCAAGCTGTTGGCCCGGATCATTGCAGACTACACCGACCCGGACTACCCGTACGAGCCCGAAGTGGGTGACAGGAAAGCCAAGAAAGAAGACTACGACGATGTGGATGTGATCCCCGTCAGCGACCCTAATGCGGCCACCATGAGCCAGCGGGTTGTCCAGTACCAAGCTGTGATCCAGATGGCGCAGATGGCTCCGGATATTTACGACCTGCCGCAGTTGCACCGCAACATGCTGGAGGTCTTGGGGATCAAGAACGCCGACAAGTTGGTGCCCCTGCCTGACGACCAGAAACCGACAGACCCGGTGACTGAGAACATGATGATCATCAAGGGTGAGCCGGTCAAGGCGTTCTCGTATCAGGATCAGAAGTCCCACATTGCTGTGCACCAAGCCATGCTGCAAGACCCGTCGATAACACAGATGATCGGGCAAAGCCCCAAGGCACCACTTATCCAAGCGGCCATGATGGCGCATCTTGCCGAGCACGTAGGGTTCCAGTACCGGCAGCAGATCGAGCAGCCACTGGGCATGCCCATGCCGCCGCAAGACGAGAAGTTGCCACCAGGAATGGAAACGGCGTTGTCGGGCAT